CGTAGGCTAATAAGCCGGTTGATATCATAAACCACAAAATTGTCAATCCGTTGATTTCCATGTCGCTCCCTTACATATCCACATAGGTTGTGGATACATAAAGTATGACCTAAATCAAGGACATTGCATGGATTTGTAGCAGTTATTTGATAACGAAATGATAACGATTATGCGTATGTGCGCTTATTATATGTAAATGATCCATCTTGATTGACTGGTATTAACTCAACTTGATGACCTTTTTTCCCAAACTGTATGACCACAAATCCCATGTTCCAGTCAGCTGAGTTGTATTTAAGATATCCCGCTTGCCTCATGTCCATAAGATGTCCAGCCTCAATGCCCCAAATCGTTGAATAACGCCCATTTAAGCCGGTTGTGTGCCGGACAGCACCCTGCCTATGGGAATGCCCACAAACAACGCTCCCTGCCCACTTTTTAGCCAAATTCAAGGCAGTTATGCCGGCATGCTTAGACATGTTGCCTTCATCCCCATGTGCCAAATAAAAGCCTTTCTCAAACTCATAAGCCTTGCGATGGTATTTGATGCCAAGACTTGCAAAATCCATAAACTTGTCATAAGCCAACTCTGGCAACCCAATCAAGGATGGGGCACCTTTAAGCAATGTGGTGTAAAGCCGATCTGTATGGTTTGATCTAATCACATCGGTTGTGCCTAAGTCGTAAAGTATCTCTTGACCAAGTGATCGTTCCTCATCAAGTGTTTCTGCAAACTCTAATTTAGTTCCTTTTGCCCAACGACTTTGACTGCCAAGATCCATTTCATCACCAACATTTAATACAAAATCAAACTTTTCACGCTTTGTCATAGCAATCAAATTCTTTGTCGCTACTACATGATGCAGAGGAATTTGCAAATCTGGCACGACTAAGTATCTACGATTGGGTTTAGTCGTCATCCTCATCCGGATCGATGCGTGGAATTATCGCATCAGGTTTATCGTTCGAGATCCAGTCGGGCAAGGCGTTTGGCTCTTGCATAATCCAAAACGCCATTTCTTTAGTAAAACCTGCACGCTTTGCAGCTGTAAATGCTTCATGTAATGCAATAAAATGAGTGTCTAGTTTAGTCATTTCACGAGTTTGGCGAACGACTCGACGATTGATCTTTTTGCGTTTGATAGGTTTTCGTGTGTTCGCCATAGGAAAATTATTGCTTACTAATTAAGACAAACAGATCATCAACACGCTTTTCTAATCGAGTAATTTGATCTTTTATGCTTGTTCCAGAATTCGGGCGCAACTCATTAAGCCAGCCTTTAACTAAGAAACGAAACCCGATCAGCACGCCTGTTAGCACAGCGCAAATGCCAGCCCCAAAGCCAGCCCATTCTGTTAGTGTCATTTGGCATTAACGCCATAATCTGCTTCGCTCCCTGAATTTGGATCAATTGCTTTTGCCAATGGTGCAATCAATGCGCCAAGTAATACAGCAAACTCTGGTCTAATATCAGCAACAATTGCAAGTGCAACAGTTATGCCGGATGCAGCCACAGCTCTTAAATAAGACTTGATTGCTGCCTTGTGTTTATTTGATAGTTTCATACATCTCCTATGGTCGGGCAACTGCCATGATTAGTGAGTAGTTGCGTTTGCGTAAATAAACACCATCGCCATTTGATTGGCTTCCTGCTTTACCGGATGAGGTATTGCCCTCAATTACTTGCAAGTATTTCAATGCTGTGTTGTTCCACTTGACAATGCCAACATGATCCGGCTCAGCATCTTTGTCAAATTGGAAAAAAACAATATCACCGGCTTTTGCCTGTCCTACTGGTATCAGCTTGCCAAGCATGGCAAACCATTTAAGTGCATGATCGCAACTAGCAAATCCTTTACCGGATTGAGCTGCTATTGAGCCGCCAAATCCTGCTTTGTTGTAGCACCAAGATACAAACATGGCACACCAAGGCTGATTGTTCAAGCCATACCACTTGCCATATTTTGTGTCATTGATCGGCTGCTCCTGATAGCCAATCTCAGCTTTAGCAATCTCTAATAATTTTGGCATAGTTCCTCAAAATTATGCTAAGAGTAATTTAGCCTCATCGGCAGTTATGCCTAAACGCTCAAGGAGTTCAGCCTTAGCCTGTGCTTTTGCTTCGCCTTCGACTTTTTGTTTTGCAAATTTTTCCTGATCTTTTTTATACTCAGCAAATTCTGCTTGAGTCATTTCTCTATCAATAATCTCATTGGCTTCAGCATCATGTATTCTAATAATTGGATTAGTCATTATTTAATTCCCCAAATCTTTATTGTGCCAGCAGATGAATTACCACCATCATTTTTTACCGTAATTGAAGTAATTGCAGCGGCTTTTGTGTTTGCGCCACCAGCATTATATTCAAAATATGCAGCAGTCCTTTGATATGTTCCAGATATAATAAATGGTTTAATTGTAGTTGCAGTATAATCTACAAACAAAATTTGGTGAGCATTGTTTGCGCTTGTTCTATCGTGAGTTTGTCCTGTATTACCTAGGTGCAACACATTGTTTCTAGTAGCAAAAGGAGAATCAGCACTACTGCTGCCTGAAATTCCTGCATAATTGTGTCCATCAAGAGCACCATTTGTATAAACATACCAATATCCATCAGCTGTATCATTTGTAGCACCGAAAATTCTAATCAACAAATTTTGATAATCTTGACTTATGCTTGAAACAGTTGTGCTTGCACCAGATAAGGTAGTTGTTGATAACAAAGTCATACCTCCACCAGCAGCAGGAGTTGCCCAAGTTGGCACGCCACCGGCAACAGTTAAAACCTGTCCAGTTGATCCAATACCAAGCCTTGTTTTTACATTAGCGGTTGATGATCGATAAGCAATATCTGCTAAAGTTGTTTCAGGATTTAAGTTTTTTGTTGTGGTGTCAACAGATGATCCAAGTGTGCGGATTGCCGATGCGCCATCCTTGACCAGAGCTGTGTCGTCTGGAGTTGTCCAGCCGTAATTGGTAGTGGTTGCCATATTGTCCTATTCTCAGGATACGATTGTAGCGTATTCCCATGTCAGAGTTTGATCTATCGTTTGGAATGTTTCATTTATTGGAACAGTATTCCAACGCATTGCCACCTGACTAAATGCCACAGGCGACAAATTGAGCGTTATGAATAATTCATTAAATCTTGTGCTCCAAGACCAGCCTTCGACATATCCTTCAAACTCACCGCCTGAGATTTGATCCGGTAGATTTTTTAAGTTAAGCGGTTGCCCCATAAATACGCCAAGCAAACTATCCCGATCTGCATTGTCAATCTCTGGATTTGTAATTGGAAAGGTTATGGATTGGAATGCTGGCAATGGGAAGGCTCGCTGTGCAATGTAGCGATCTGCAACCTCTTGCGCATCCACAGCTGAATGAATGACTGAGTTGATGCTTTCGGCTTTGTAGCCATAAAGTGCAATTGATGATGCGCTTGTTGCAGTTTCTTGTGATCCAAAATTGTTTCCATAATTGATGTAGATGTCGTTTCTCAAATCTGCTGATCGCACAATTGTTGAAAGACCTTGACCTAATGCATGGTTTGCATCAAGATCAACATAGCCGTTGGCAAGTAAGTAAGTCTGTCTATGGTCTGCATCTGCATAACCAATGTTGCCCTCATTGTCCTCATACAAATATCCAAATGCAGAGTTGGCTATCTGACTTGCAATGTTGTAAATGGTGTCGGGCTCAGCTGCTCGGTTCTCCATTGTGTAAAGACCCGGAGTGTCAATCTCACCAAGTCCTTGATTTTCTGCATACTGCCATTGAACAGTTGCATCATATCCTGACCAAGTTGTTGCAGATGGCACATCATTCCAAGATCCAAGCAACACGCTTTCCAACAGCGTTTCAATTTGGTTGCCATCCTCATCTTGTGAAATTGTGTCGTTGTAAATTTCTTTTGCTAGTTTGACCAGCGCACCCATTGCAAGGATTGTGTAAGAGATGACTGTGGCAATCTGTCCAGTTTGTGCAACCTCAACTGTAATATCAGTTATGTCGCCACCAAATAAATTCACATAAGCTGCTGAACTATCTTTGACTTGCAAACTCAAACTGTCATTGATGTCAAATGGTAATGTCTGTCCAGATAATGCCACAAGGCTAATTTGCAAATAAGATGGGTTAGGTTGTGTATAGATATCATCTCGACCACTTTCGTGAGTGATGTCGCTGATTGCAATGTCTGTGTAATCAACACCGGCAACAGTCAATTTCCAGTCAGGTGTCCAGACTGTCATTATCCGCCCTTTATGCCTGAGTTATACAGCTGTGGAACTGATCTTGATGCGCTTTGATTTAATACCTTTGCAACTGATCTAGCAGCACCCTCACTATCGACTGCCTTGACTGTAATGTTATTAACAACTGGTGCGCTTATTCTATTTTCACGAACATTTGGCAAGGCTGCAATTGATGGCGCAACAAATCCTTGCTGTGCTGATGGTGCTGGATTTGTAATTGATCCGATATTAACTCCGGGAATTATGTTTGCGACTTTAATCATCTCATTAGCAAGTGATACAACCAAGCCAATTGCCTCACGCACAAATGTGATAAAGCCAGAGATTATGCCAGCAATGCTTGCAATAGTCTTGCCAAAACTCTCTGCACTTTTTTGTGCATCTGTAAATCCTGCACTAAGGGAATTATCTCCAGTTAAACCAGCAGCAAATGCTTGAATTGCTGGCACTCCTTGAAGCAACAAGAAATCAGCTAACTTTATGAATGTTGGCAACAAAGCCAAACCAATTTGTTCTTTTGTTTCATTAAAAGCAATAGTAAGTTGGCGAACCTTAAATTCAGCATTTGTTGCTTCATTATCAACAAATCCGCCAAATGTTGTTTGCAACTCTTTAACTATACTGTCAAAATCTTTAACTGCTGTTTTTGTTGTTGTTGAGCTTTGTCCAACTTTGTCTTGCGCTTGTGATAATGCTAAAGCCGCCTTTTGCGTTTGTTCTGCTGTTGCACCAAATTTTTTAAGTGTTAAATCATAATTCAATTGCGCACGCTCTAAGGCATCAACGGCTGCTGTATTATCTTTATTAACCACAACTGTTTCTTTGACCTTGATGCCTAGTTTGCCTAATGCAGTTGTGTTGCCATCAAAAGCCCGACCCAATGCATTGGATATGTCCAATAGAGGCTTGCCGGTCGCCACACTTATGTTTTGCGCCAAATCCAACAGTTTTTGTGCTTCTGTAATGTCTTTGGTTGATCTTAATAATCTCGATAAAGCCGGTCGTAATACATCATCGGTCGTTGCGGTTGCAATTGATTGCTTTGTTATGTAATCATCAATCGCTGCAATCTGTTCCTCAGTTGCTTTTGTGTTTGATCGGATAGTTTGCTCAAGTTTTTTGCGACTGGTTTCATCCTCAGCTGCTGCTTTAACTGCTGAGATTGCAAACGCTCCAGCTGCTGCACCAACAGCTGCAAATGCCAACGCTGCTTTTTTGCCAAAATCCGCAATTCTGTTTGAGTTATCCTCAACCGCTTTGTCAGCTTCCCCAAGTTTCTTTTTTAAGTCATCAACATCAGCTAAGATTGAAAGTTTAAGCGTGCGATTGCCGGTTGCCATTAGACCCATTCCTTAATGATGCGAGTAAAACTTGCTTCCCATTTGTCAATCAATTCAGGCTGAATTCTGCGAAGCGTTGGGTATATAAACCATCCACGACTACCTCTGCCTTGCCTTCCCGAATATGTAGGAAACTGTTTGAACTTATTAGATCCAAACTCAAGACCACCCCAAAGCTGTTGCGTTGTAGCCCCACCTGAAAATTTTTGACCTGCGAAACCATAACGGAACTCACCAATTTTGCTTGTCTTTGAAATCTTGACACCTTCCGCAACTCTCTGCGATCCGCTGCCCGCTTTTGTTCGAGTGCGAGCTGCCGTCTTAATTTGTTCCGATGCAAAAGATGCCAAAGCAGCAGATTGAGTGCGAGCCTCATTAGTCGCTTGCTCATCCATGAGTTTGAACGCTTTGAATATCCCACGCAAATCGGCTTTGTCGTATGCAATTGCTTCACTTGCCATACCTCGCCTCCAGTATCTCTATTGCTGTCAGGATGTCCTCTGCATCAACCCATTCGCTCATTGGTATCTGTGTGGCAATTGCCAACTCAACCAATAGCCTGTTTAGGCTTCCTGCTTTATGGCTTTTGGGTCTGCATCACCAACGATTACATCGCTGATAGTTTCCATCCAAGCCTCAAAAGGTTTGACTGGCTTTCCGGCACTTTCACGCTTGTGTGCGTTGTATGCCAAAAACATAAGATCCCACATGCCAAGTTTTTCTTTAGCTTGTCCAATCGTATGACCAGTTTGCTTTTCCCATTTCGCCCACTCAGGCGGTTGGGCAATGTATGTTGCTTGCTCGCCTGAGTTATATTCAATTGTAATTGGTAGTTTCATTTTGCTCCCGTTGTCAGATTTTAACTAAATGTTTCTACTACTGCACCCTTTGAAACTTTGAAAGTAAATGACACAGTTTGCGCATCTACTCCAGATCCTCCGGCTGTTGGAAACTCTGGACAAACTGGAAACACAAATTGCGCTCCAGTTGCTGAGGTCAATGTAATTGAAATGTCTGTGTCTGGTGCTGACTCAGCAGCTGTCCATAGAGCCTCACAAACTGAGTTTGTCTTGCCCCAATCTGCCAACATATCCAATTGGAATGTTCCAGAAATGTTTGTGGTTTTGTAAGCCTCGCCATCAAGTGTTTGATAGGTCTGTCGCTCATTAACCTTTGTTAATACTGCGTTAGTCGCTTGTGCTTCGATGTCTGTTCCACCTGTGAAAGACAACGAAATATCACGACCGGTAATTACTGTGGTTGCCATGATTTCTCCTTATGCGGTTTGTGTGTAGTAGGTAGAAACTCGAACATCTGCGATAAGCAAAGTCGATGCTCCAACTTGCGATACTGTTGGTCTTTCGACCGAGCTGACAACATATCCGGTTGGGATAACTGCCAGAACACTCATGATTAATTGCTCGATATTGTCGAGGGATGCAGGATTGCTGTTATATGCAACTGCAACTGATATTGTAAAATTGATCTTTGCATGAATAGTAGATTTGTTTATTGTTTCCAATTCTAGGTAAGGACTGTCCGGCACAACTACAACAGCGGGCGGGATTACACTTTCAGGCACAAAAGCATACACATTGCCAGCGACAGTTGCTAAAGCTGTGGCAAGTGGTGTGCGAACTGCCGAAAGGATTGTTGAGGCTGGCACTATTGACACATGCTTTCAGGATCAATATAAGATCCTAATAATCCTACACATTTATTAAATAATGATCTGCCCATTCTAAATGGCGTTGCTGTGAAATCTACACCTTCGATTTGACCACCACCGGCTAATCTTGCTTGGAAGACTTCAACTGATACTGTGTAAATTGCGCTTTCGACTGCTGCGTTTCCGACATAAGTCGTTGCATTTGATAAGGTAGCAGTTCCGGATGGGATGACATTAGCTTCCAATACATCTGCATTTGTGATCGCTGCTGTAAAGGTAGTATCTGTAAGATCATCAGCCAATACTGTGCGAGTTCCGTTATATGGGGCAAGGCATGAGGCGATGACAACTGATTGTCCTTCGGTAAATTCATGTGTTCCTAAAGTTGTAAATGTCGCAACATTGTCTGTTAAGGATGTTTTCTGCACAAAACTCTTATATTGTGCAAGCATCGGCAAGACAACTGTTTCAGCTGTATTTATTATTTGATTTAGATATGTGTCGTCATACAAGGCAGATGACACACCAAGCACAGATCGCAACTGTGATGCTGTAATTATGGTTGGCATGTCATCTCCTTTAGATCTCCCTAGAGCAACTGCCTGAGATCGGGAGCAACCTCAGGCATGAATTTACTTACTTATTAGGTAAGGTTAAATCGTCTAACTCCACCGGCAACAAGTGTCTTGACAGCTAGATAGCCGTAAAGCATTGTTTCGATTTCGCCAGTTGTAATGATGTTGGTTGATAGTTGTAGAACTGGACTTTCCATGATTGCAACAGCTGATGGCACAACAATAAATGCGCTCTCATCAATTGATGTTGAAACTGCCTTGTTTGAAACATATAGGTCTAAGCCCATAACATTTCCACGCAATGACAATGGTGAAACTGCTCCAGCAGCATTCTGTGGATTAACAGCTGAGAATACTGGTCGCTTTGAGCTGTCTTGCGCTCCAATTAGTAATCCCCATTGTGAAGTTCCAGCAATGTAGCGTGTTGCCAATTCTCCGGTTGCAAGATATGCAGCTGGTGTTTCAGTCTTAACAAATGAAACAATTCCATCAAGATCAGCAGCAGTTGCAGTTGCAGCTGTTCCACCTGATGTTAATTCTGCAATTACAGCAGCCTCAGTTGCCTGACTATAAATTCGACGCATGTTTTCAAGCATCGCCTGATAAAAGCTAGGATCTGCTCTATCTAAAATCTCGACTGAATAGCGTTGCAAACCTTTGTAGGCTTTTACAGTTGCATCAACATAACTGGAAACAATTCCTGTTTCTGATGGTGCAGCACCTTCGCCTGTTTCTGCAACAGATCCGGAAGTTGTAATTTTTGGAAATGAAACTGTCATTCCTGCTCTTGGCAATGGTCGAGTTCCGATCGCATCAATTGCACCTCTTGCCCCAATTTGTGTATCGACAACAGTTGTGATGAATTGAGTTGGCTTAAATGCAGGGTTAGTTGTGAAGCTGTCATCAGCTGCTGTCAGCATCTTTGCATCCTCAGCTCTTGCATGTGCAACCCACTCTGCGCTATCACGATTTCCAAGTGATGCTTTGACTGAATGCTCTAAGAAATGAGCTTGTGTTTTAATTGGTGAGCGTGGCTTTGTGTAAGCAACTGGTTGAGTTGCTTGTATTGCCACAGGCTCTGATTTGGTAGCTTCTACCGCTTCGGTGGCGATAGGAGCTGTTTGTGTGTCAGACACTTTGTCCTCCTGTGTTTTTGTTTGCTCCTCAGCGGTTGCTTCGGAATTCTCTGGTGTTTCACTTGCTGCTATATCTGAAACTCTTGCGCTGTCAATAGCCGGTTCAGCAACAAGGCTGACCTCCATCAATCTTGATGCTTTGACTGTCATTACACCCTTGTTTGCATCAAAGTCATCAACGACAACTCCAACGCTAAATCCATCTCTTAAACCCTCAGCTGCTTCAAGCATGCTGTCATCTCCGGCAATTGTTCCGGCAATCTTGAATGTTGCGTAAATCCCTTTTGGATCTTCGGAAATATCAATCATCTTTCCAATTGGTCGTGTGCGATCATGCTCAAGTAATAATTTGACTGGCTTTGAGAAATCAATGCTGCCTTTTTTAAATACTGTTGCACCTGCACTTGTCATGCCCTTTTCCTCGAATGACACGATTGTGCCGGACATGGTGCGCTTGCGACTATCGGCTGCGGTTAGTGTTATTGGAAAATTGATCTTTAATGTTTTACTCATCTGATCAAGTCCTCCTCCTCTTGTATTTGCTCAATGCTCATTGCACCGATGCGGTTTAGGATTTCATAGACTTGCGCACGCTCTAATGCAGACCCACGCAAGAAATCGTCAATGTCAAATCTGACCTCAACACCATTTGGCACAAAGTCAGCCATTGAAAGTCTTTGTTCAATTGCAGTCAATACTGGTCGCAATGAGAAATCAATCAATGCTTTTCTTTCCATCACAGTAGTGCTATAAGTCATGCTAGTAGTTTCAGCGGATACAAATGATGCCGGAATGCCAACTGCCCTTGCAATCTCAGTTGCAAGATATTGGCGTGCCTCATTTAATTGCAATTTTTGCGGATCAAAGCCAAGTGCAGTCAATTCCACATCAGCATTTAAGAATGCAGTTGATCTTGTTGCTCGACTCGCTCTCCAGCTCTCAAGCAATTTTGTAATTCTCTCTGGAGTTAAATTTGTGCCATTTGATTTAAGCACCATTGTTGGAACTGGCTCTTTGGCATACATCTCAGCTGCTTTTTCTAATTCTTGTGCTGCTCTTATTGTGCGACCGGCACGATTAAGCACACCTTCATCTAATCCATTAAATACAACCAAAGAATTTACACCACTTAAAGGTAATTCCTCACCATCAATTCTGTAAAATAAAATTTCTGTCTGATTGTAATTTAATTGATAAGTAATGCGATCTGGCGAAATTCTTGTCCATGCTCTTACTCTTGCGCCATCGCTATCGGAATAACTATCCAACACCTGACCATAAGCAAATCCTGTAAATAATAAATCCTCAGCAATCCAAGCATAAGTTGCTGATCCAGCAATGCGTGCATCTGGCTGCATTAAAACTCTTGTTGGTCGAATATGTTCTTTGGTAAAATGATTGTAGGTTTCAATGGGTAATGATCCAACTGTTGAGCAAATTATGTTTCTTGCTCTAGCAACTGCCGGAACTGACATTGCTTGCTCACGAGTTGCAGTTTGTGTTCCAAAGAAAACGCCACCAACAGCTGCTTGCACATTGTAAGGCGCATAAGATGCAGATACATCTACACTTGCCTGAATTGGTTGATTTGTCCGAAATCTATCTAATAATCCCATTAGCACATAATATACCACATGTCCTAATTATCCGATTTGTATATCAACCTCAGTTTCTGGCTGTGTCGCAAAATATGAAACCAATGCTGTCGCCACACTTGCACAAACTGCAACCCTGCTTGCTCTCCTGCCAATAATCCAAGATCCATCTCCATATGGCAATTTTGCAGCTGATAAAGTCTGTTGAGTAAGTTCCTCTTGACCAGAGTGCTGCAATCTGTGTGAGTTGATCGCTCCAAGCCACCGGTCGCAACTTTCTGCATAAATCGCTCCATCCATGTCTGTGATAGGAATACCGGCTGGCACTAACCTACTTGCCACAGCTGCTGAGGTTCGCTTTGAGTAAGCAACAGTTTGAGTATTGTATTTGCGTGCATAAGGTGCTAGATCGTTTGCAATAGCCAAATCATTCAAACTGTAATCATTTGACCAAGTGTGAAGCAGTTGCACATAAAATCTTTCTCCCGATAATCGTTGCGCTGCAACTAAGGCTGCAAATTTTCTATCCGGTGAGCAATCTAGCCCTAACCAAGTCGGAGCATCAGGATCTAGTTGTATTGGCTCAATCTTGCACATTGCCCACTTTTGCGGGTCAATTGCGCTGTTGATTGTATCAACCCACATTGTTAATAATTCTGTTTTCACAATATCTGGTGGATCATTGATTGCAGCCAAAATGTTATCTGGATGGATGGTAATGCCTAGTGATGGATTGGCTTGAGCAAATGCTGACCAGTTAATCTCACCAGACGGAAGGTGAATTGGTGAATCAGGTTCAGCACTCCACTCAAACCAACCTATCGGATCGTTGGTCGTAGCTGATGCCAACGCCCTCTCACGCAATTTGTTTAAAATAATTGAATGCTGATCTCCGGCTGAACTATAAACCCAAACCTGCGGATTTTTAGCACTCATCATTGAGTATCGCATTGATGACCAAGCATCCTCATCCTTATATTCACGCAACTCATCAAGATGAATTGTTTCAGGCTTTGACAAACCTCTTGCAGCATTGTTCGCAGCCTTAACTACAAACCTACGATTACCAAACAACTCTATTTCCTCAGCTCCATGTTGCCATCGGATTTTCTTAACCTCTTTTTCAAGTTCAGGATGTGTTTCAATTAAGCCAACAATTTGCCGAAATGTTTCAAGTGAGGTTGTTAGCCGGTGCGCTGATGCAAGCTGTAATCCCTCACCCCACACAAACATGCCGGTCAAGATCCTGAGCATCATCAATGTGCTCTTGCCATTCTGTCTGCTAAGACAAATCCCTATTTCAGAATGATGCCAACGACCATCCGGCTTTACTTTGTGTCCATTAATTACAACAAACTTTTGCCAATCCATCAGCTGTATGCCCAGTTGTCCGGCAAAGTCGATCATCTCTTGACCTTTAGACGGCAAATCATTGAGTTTGGTGCAAATACGAGGAGTTTGCACACCTCCTAAACTCGATTGAGCGTGATCTAGGCTGATCTCTCCAGTTTGTAAGTTAATCAAATCGATCAAGTCTGATCGTGGCTGATCGAGGTGTTTCGTGGGTTAGAAA